AAAGTCAAAAAAGTTTAAAGTCATGGGGCAAACAAAAGTGGCAAACCAAATCAGGTAAGAAATCTTCTGTAACTGGTGAGCGTTATCTTCCAGCTAAAGCTATTAAGTCTTTAAGTCCAGCAGAGTACGCAGCTACTACTGCAGCTAAAAGAAAAGCTAAAGCAAAAGGAAAACAATTTGCAAGCCAACCTAAAACTATTGCAAAAAAAGTAAAACAATATAGAAAGATAACTTAATGGGAACAACAAATAAAAAAAAGATAAAACCACTAAGTAGCAAGCAGATGAAACTTGCTGCAGTTGCAAATCCTAAAAATAAAATTACAAATGCAGATCTTAAGAAATTAAGAAATAGAACTGCTTAATACAATGGCACTATCAGATGCACAAAAGAAAAAAAACTTTTTAAGTAAGCACAATCTTCCAGGATTTAATAAGTGTGTCATACGAAGCGAAGGTAAGAAAAAAGGTAAAGTAGGAATTATAGTAGATGGTAAGCCGAAGTTAATTAGATTTGGAGATGCTTCTATGGGGCATAACTATTCTCCAGAAGCTAGAAAAAGTTTTAAAGCTAGACACGCTAAGAATATAGCTAAAGGAAAAACAAGTGCTGCTTATTGGGCAAATAAATGTTTATGGGCAGGAAAAGGAGGAAGTAAAAAATCTCCACCAAAATCACAAAAGCACAAAAAAGGAGTTGCGTAATATGGAAAAACTAATATGGATTAAAAATAAAGTAATGGGAATGCCTAAGAATAGGCAGATTGCTTTAGGTATTTGTGTTGTTGCATTAATTATTGTTGTATGCTTCTAGACAAAAAAGAAACAACAAAATTAACTGACAAGCAGAAAACATTTCTGTCTGTTCTATTTGGAGAAGCTCAAGGCGATCCTAGAACAGCAGCAGAAATTGCAGGCTATGCTCCCACCTCATATCCGAAAGTGGTACACGGTTTAAAAGACCAGATCATAGAACGTGCCGAAACGGTATTAGCAGCTCACTCACCAAAAGCTGCCTTAAGCATAGCCAACGCAATAGATGACGATGGCTCTATGCCTGGTGCTAGTATTAGAATGGAAGCAGCCAAACAAATACTAGATAGAGTAGGTATAATTAAAAGAGAAAAAATAGATATTGATGCTAAGATTGCTCATGGTATATTTATACTACCAGCAAAGGAAGCCTAATGAATACTTATATATTAAAGTTTATACATAAATATTCAGCAAAATTAAATAGTTGGTCGTGGACAATGTTATATGGAAAACGAAACAATGAGTTTAGGTCTTAGAAAAAGAATTGCAAGAACTGTTCCATTTGGGATACAAAGTAAGTGAACATGATGAAAAATTATTAGAGCCAATCCAAGAGGAACTTGAAGCTATAGAACAAGCAAAACAATATTTAAAAAGTTGTTCCTATCGAGAAGTTGCTGGATGGATAGAAAGAAAAACTGGTAGATATATATCTGCTCCTGGCTTAAGAAAGGTGTTGTCAAGAAATGAATGATGTAGCACCACCTAAAAAGAAAAAGAAAACTATAGCCAAAGCTAAACGATCAGCTAAAGCTAGTATTAGTGATATAGCTAAACAAGTACAAAAAGCTAAAGATGATTATCACAATGCACAAAAGAAATTAAAAAATAAGAAAGAAGCTATTAAAAAAGCTGATGATCTTATAGAGGGTAAGCAAGGTTTAGTAATTGAAGATGAGCTAAATGATATACCACCAAATGTACAAGAAGCAGTACAACAACAAGAAGTTATATTTGAACCCAACAGTGGTCCACAAACACAATTTTTAGCTGCATCAGAACGAGAAGTATTTTATGGTGGAGCAAGAGGCGGAGGTAAATCCTACGCTATGCTTATTGATCCATTACGTTATTGTGATAAAGCAAAACATAGATGTTTATTATTAAGACGTTCTATGCCAGAGCTAAGAGATTTAATTAATCACTCACAGCAACTATACCCTAAAGCATATCCTGGTGCTAAATGGAGAGAACAAGAAAAAGAATGGAGATTTCCATCAGGAGCAAAAATAGAATTTGGATATGCTGAAAATACTACTGACGTACTTAGATATCAAGGTCAGTCTTATACATGGATTGGAGTCGATGAGCTACCACAATATCCCAATCCAGATATATATAATTTTTTAAGATCATCTCTTAGATCAGTAGATCCTGAGATACCAGTATTTATGAGAGCTACAGGCAATCCAGGTAATGTAGGATCAACTTGGGTTAAAGAAATGTTTGTAGACCCTGCAGTACCAAATACTAAATTTGATATAGAAATTGAAACACCAGTAGGTGTAAGAAAAATATCAAGAAGATTTATACCAGCTAAGTTACAAGATAATCCGTACTTAATGCAAACAGAGGATTATTATATTATGTTGGCATCATTGCCAGAAACTCAAAGAAAACAGTTTTTAGATGGTGATTGGGGAGCGTATGAAGATGCAGCGTTTCCAGACTTTAGTAAAGATCTTCATGTTGTTGAACCATTTGAGATACCTGGTAACTGGCATAAATTTAGAGCATGTGACTGGGGCTACTCATCACCAGCTTGTGTGCTTTGGTTTGCAATAGATTTTGATAATAACTTATATATATACAGAGAATTATATACTAAAAAAGTTGTAGCTGATCAGTTTGCTTATAAAGTATTAGACTTAGAGCAAGGTGAATATATAAGATACGGTGTACTAGATTCTAGCACCTGGGCAAGACGAGGAGATGTAGGTCCAAGCATAGCTGAAACAATGATTAATTCAGGATGTAGATGGCGACCATCTGATCGTTCACCTAAAAGTAGAATCAATGGCAAGTTAGAAATACATAGACGACTGTCGGCTAATGCAGAAACAGGTCAGCCTTCATTATATATTTTTAATAACTGCTTAAATATTATTCGAACACTACCTCTATTACCATGTGATAAGAATAATCCAGAAGATGTAGATACACATGCAGAAGATCATGCTTACGATGCATTACGATACGGCTGTATGTCACGCCCCATTAATCCACACGGAAGTGGCTTTTCATCATTCTCTCAAAACCAAGGCTATAAGCCTGTAGATACAATGTTTGGATACTAATGGATATAAATAATAAAAAATTAATTGTTGGTTTTTCTGAAATTACAATTAAAGAAGAAGATGCAAGTTTTAAAAAAGATAACTTGACTGACTGCTATGGACAGTTTTTACAACGTGAAAACTCTATACAGATTAATACTAATTTAGAACCACATGATAAGTTAAATACAATTATTCATGAGATTCTACATTCGTGTGTATATGTTAGTGGCCTTAATCAAAAAGGAGCACCTCTAGAAGAGGACAGCTCAGAAGAGATTGTGGTAAATAATTTGGCTAATATATTTCATACAGTCTTACGAGACAACCCATGGCTTGTTAGATTTATTAACGAGTACATACCTAAACAAAAAACTAAGGAGAAATAACATGACTATCATGAAAAAATATAAGCAGGGCGATTTAGACGAAGTAAATACTAAGCCTGTTAGAACTGCTGATAATATGCCAGCTGTTGAAGAAGGTGGAAAAAACGAAGATGCACCTAAAGTAAAATCTAATATGGTTGATAAAAGTGTGTTTTCAAAAGCAGACGAAAGAGACTACTAATCCAATAAGGATATATAATGGATACTACAGATAATACAGTAGCATTAGATGATGAGTCTAATGAGCAACAGCCCCTAAGTGATTACAGCAGTTTAGCAGGATACATAAAAGAAAAATTTATACGTTCTGAAGATTCTAGACTATTTGATGAAGGGCGTTGGTTAAGAGCGTACAGAAACTATAGAGGTATCTATGGTTCTGAAATGTCATTTACTGAAAGAGAAAAGTCTAGAGTATTTGTTAAGATAACTAAAACAAAAGTCCTAGCTGCTTTTGGTCAACTAATAGAAGTACTGTTTGCTAATGCTAAGTTTCCTCTTGGTATAACGCCAACAAAAC